GTGCTATCAGAAGAAACACTAGATATAAAGACAACATAGGTACCTACGTATTCTTTATTGGTTGGTGACTGACTAAAACCACCTCCTGAGCTTGTATCAGCGTAAGCAATGTGAAAGTAAGAAGTCTCACCGTTAGTACCATCTACACCAGCAATGCCATTTGTACCATCTGTACCGTCAATACCATTAGTACCGTCAATACCATTAGTACCGTTTGTTCCAGAGTCTCCTTTTGTTAACAACCAGTTATAATCAGTGGGGTCAGAAGAATCACTAGATATAAAGTCAACATAGGTACCTACGTATTCCTTATTTGTTGGTGACTGACTAAAACCACCACCTGAGCTTGTATCAGCGTAAGCAATGTGTAAGTAAGAAGTCTCACCATTAGTACCGTTAGTACCTGCAGTACCATTAGTACCTGCAGTACCATTAGTACCTGCAGTACCGTCAGTACCGTCGGTACCATTTGTCCCAGAGTCTCCTTTTGTTAACACCCAATTATAATCAGTGGGATCAGAAGAATCACTAGATATAAAGTCAACATAGGTACCTACGTATTCCTTATTTGTTGGTGACTGACTAAAACCACCCCCTGAGCTTGTATCAGCGTAAGCAATGTGAAAGTATGACGTTTCACCGTTAGTACCATCTACACCAGCAATACCATTTGTACCATCAATACCATCTGTACCGTTTGTTCCATTATTACCGTCTTCACCAACAAACAATGCAAAGGAGATACCTGTGGTTACTGGAAGGGTAGGTAAGTCCCCATTATAAGGGTAATAAGCAACAAAGGTATTTGGGCCGAGAGTGTAGCTTTGTGTATTTGAAGCCTCATTTTCTGTATTAGCATATACTACAGCCACTTTTCCAACTGTAGTTAGTTGAATTGTTTCTACTGACGAAAGTGCTCGGACAGAATACTCACCAATAGAGTTAACAGACCTTACAGAAAATACGTAGGGGTTTGTTTGTAGACCGGGAACATCTATTTCACTACCAAAAGTTACCCCTATAGTTCTAAATATTGCTGACCCATTTTGAGCATTAGTTAAGCTATCAGTTGTGTACTCAACAAGGTAGCTTCTTACAAAGGCATCATTCGGTGTTGTCCAAGTAATTTTACCCGAAGATGTACCAAGGTCATTTGCAGCTGAGTCAAAAAGTACAGCTAGTGGTGGAGATACTACCTGTTTTGGAACAATCCTGTTTTTATAAGCAATATCGTCATCAATATTCCAAGCAAGGACAGCAAAGTTAAACTCGTAAGCATCTACCTTTACAGATAAATCGCTATTAATCTTTGCTGAGTCAACTCGCCATACAGAGCTAGAGATATTCAAAGAATCTGATTGTAATATAAAGAAATCTCCCGGTTCTAGTAGTAGGGCTTTTCTTTGCAGTACGCAGCTAATTACAGCACCAGATCTACTAAAACGAACCATTTCCTCTGCTTTAGCAAGTGCGTGGTAAGGGTCTGTAATACCTGCTGGACTAATAGCTGTACGAAATTCTTGTCCGTTATCCTCAGTAAGGTATTGAGCATGGACAGAAGATCCAAGAGCGGGCCAACTAACAGAGTCATCTTTGAAATCGTTGTAGGCGTTAGGGAAGCGAACAGTTACCTGATTGTACTTATCTTCAGAGCTAGGCCAAGCAAGTTGAATATCTGACTTGATAATATCACTGTCGTCAAACGCATGTCGGCTATCAACTAAACCATTTGCTACAGAAGGCTGTTCTGTCGGGTTTACCAGATTGAGCTTGTATGTACCACCTGTCCAGATAAGGGTTGCTTGACTCATAGATTCAAGAATCTGCGAAATGTTATCACGGATAGGGTTTCTAGTGTCAACAATGTGGTTTAACTCAAATAGTTTAACATCTGTTGTTCCAGATCCTCCCGTAATCTTACCACTTTTAGTAGCACCTGTTTTTACAGTAGTGTCACAAATAGCCTTAGCATTAAAAAAGGACTCAAGGTCTATATTTGTTAAGGATAAACCACGCCCATAAATAGTGTTTGTAAGGTAATCAAGAAGACACCGAGAAGGGTTACTGCTGTAAGTCTTAGTTGAAGAAAGAGAGTAAACCCCACTAGACTCCTCAATATCATAAACGAGCTGTCCTTCAACATAGAAGTTAAGTCGTGGTATACCATTACTAAACTGAGGGTCGTCTCGGTTTAACTTAAACACGCAGGCTGCGTAGGTGGTATCTGTGAACAGGTTGTTAGAGTTGAAGCCGTTTGCAACACTCATGTTATCTACACCGCCTTCATTGTATACATTTATACGGAGGCTATCTAAAAATTTATTATCAAATATGCTTGTACCTTCAATATCAACAGCGGTTACGCGAGAAATACCAGCAAAGGCCATTGCATTTTGTGTTATAAGAAACTCGTTTTTTGAACCGGTCTTTGATGAATCAAGGCCGTTAGCAAATACACTCATACTTGCATCGTTGTCTACACGACGGATGCCAAACCTATAAACACTGTTGCTAACTCGGCTAGAAGTACCTGCATAGTAAGAAAAGCCATTCTCATCAACCATATTGATACCACTACGATACTCTTCAAAGCTTGAAGTAAGGAAAGACCCGTTTGACAAGGTAATTGTTGACATGTCTACTGTTTGGTCTTTGACAGTTACACCACCAAATACAACAACCGTTCGAATAACTGTTATATTGATGATGTCATTACCAACATCATTGTCACCTGTTAATACTGATCCAGTTGTGCCAGTTACAGTTACTTCAAAATAGTTGTTTGCATCACTTAAGAAACCTGATACAGGCACGTAATTCGAAGTGTTGTAACCTGTAGGGGCCGCGTAGGTGTAGTTGTCTTTAGTTTGGTAGTCTGTGATTACACTACCAATTTTGTTTAAACCATAAACAACAGGTAGGTTGTCTACAGTATCTTGCTTAGTTGCTTCGTAACCCTTGCGAGCCTCTGCTGCTGCTTCTTGCGCGGCCTTCATATCCGCATTCTTTTTGTATTGGTAAATAACAGAACCGATAGTTACCGCTGCTTGGAACACTGCAAGACCGCCATAAGCTGCTATTGCTGCTGTAATAAAAGGCATTACTCTTTCCCCCACTTGAATTTAGTTTCATTATTTGCAATAACATTATCAAAAGATGTATCATTTGTGTTAAATTGATCCATACCGTCTGAAGATGTAATCATTGTTTTGATCAAACCGAGGTCAGCCATAGGTGAAGAGCAATCAATGTTGATTGTTGATTCTTCAAAGTCTGATGTAAAAGAAGTACCATCAATCCAGCCCTCATAAGAGATAATAAAATTCTCTGGGTCTGTGTTTGGAGTCTTGTCAGCATTAAAAAACCCGACAGACATCTTAGCGGCTTTACCCGCAATACCAACACTAAGGCGATCCTTAAAGGAACCGTCTGGGTCTGCAATAGAAAAGCTAAAATTCTCCCTGTCAACAACCGAAGTCTGACTTGGGGCTGAGTAATCCACAATACCAACGGAGCTAATATAAAGCTGTCCGTCAACAGTAATGTCGTAGGGGAGAGTAGTAAAGTACAAATCTAAATTGTATAGCTCAAGATAGATAATAGCGTAGTATTCTAAAATTTCTGCGTAGATTTTGCTCTCTACGAAAGCGTTAACTTGTCTCATAATAAGGCCTCATTGAAAAGTGTAGATGACGTTTTACGAACTTGTCGGTCAACGTTTCCATTTCTGGTAAGTTAGAAGAAGTGTACCAAGTGTTTGGGGACACCTTTACAACGGTAGACCACATTTCTGGGTTGTTTGGATAAAAAATAGCCGACATATCTCCAATCTGAGTTTCCTCAAAATACACATCTTTCCAGTAGTAATGAGAGAGAAGTGAGTGGGGGTCCTTAAAGCCCGTAGAATAGAGCTTTTTGAACCAGTCGTCTTGGTCTTTATAGCCAAGGAATTGAGTTTTTAATGCTTCATTCCCTCTGATGTATCCATCATAATAACAAAACAAAGTCCAGCAATCAGAGATACCGTAAGCGTAACCAATTCTGGTTCTCTTAAAACGGTTTACCTTTTTGATTGCTTTGTTTAAAGCCTCAATACGTGCTTTATCTGTAAAACTGTTCATGTTTATACTACTTCTTGAAGATTAATAGATCCGGGTGATGCAAGAACACCATCAGAATAAGTGATACCTGAGATATTACTTGTTGACCTCAAGTAGTTTAATTGCGGCTTTGTAGTGTATCCCCCAAAGTATACTGTTGTTGTTGCAGGTACAGCATTACGCAGAGAGGGGAACACATCAATGCTGTCTGAGGTTCCATCCCAATCACTCGTAGTAATGTAAATTTTACTATGATTAGAAAACTGAATAAAGGACCCTTTTGAAAGTGTTCCACTACCACCACCACAAACAATAGAGGTAGCACCCGCAGAAACCGTTTGGGATGTAGTGATCTGCCCAGTTGTAGTTGAAGCGTTTTCAACATCTGTTATCTGTGGCATAATCATAGTTTTAACAGTGTAAGTGTTGTCTAACATACCAAGGAGTACATCACCTGCGTTGCTGTTAGTTAAGATTGTAAACTGCAAGTCCCAACGCTGGGCGTTTGTTCTATGTACAAGCTGTTTAAGGTTTGCTGTTTCAGAAGAAATTACTCTATCGTTAGATAAAAAAGTTAGTGGTGTGAGGATAAGGTTTCCCTCAAATTCATAAGATGCCATTTGTTTTCCTTTAAAGTGGTGCTTGTAGGTAAGCTATTTTCCTACCTACAAGCGATTAAGCGGTTAAACTCCCTCTTTAAGGAAGACCTCTTTTATTAATACTAAAGTTTTTCTCTGATATAGAGCTTAACTAGGTCTGCAACAATGTCAGACCGCACGATGTCGTGAACACCAAACTCAATAACAGGCAGTTCAATGTCCGAACGCCCTACCATTTCAGTAAAGCGAAGCAAGTCTTCGCCTTTCTTGACATCAGATTGAGCAGGGTCTCCCATTAAGACTAGCTTGGAATTTTCTCCAAGTCTTGTGGTGATTGCTTTAATCTCATCTAGTGTCAAGTTCTGTGACTCATCTACAAGCACAATAGAGTTTGTAAAGGATCGACCTCGAATAGTTTCGATAGGTTGGATCTCAATAAGTTCCTTTTCCATCATGTAAGCATACTTGTTTTGTCCAAGAGCTTTTTTAAGTACTTCGAGCATAGGGAGTAGCCAAGGCGTCATCTTTTCTTTAATGTCTCCAGGGAAGTGGCCTAGAGATTTGCCTGTTGGTACGTTAGCCCTTGTAAGAACAATCTTACTGTGTTTACCTTGAAGGTATAACATAGCAGCAGTACCCGCACTGCAATAAGTTTTACCAGTACCCGCACAACCAATTGTAACAGTAATTGGATATGACTTAATAGCATTAATCAAGTTTTCCTGTTTTTGGTTTTTAGGTAAAACAGTAAACTTATTTTCTGGCAGGCGGTGTTCTGCTTTTTCTTGGTAACGTGACTTAGCTCTTTTTTTCATGTGTAAGTAGTCCTTGTTATTTTGTCTATTTATTTAGTTAGGCTTTACAACGCTACAGCGGCGGCAAACAATGCGTCCATCTGCTCGTCATCAAAGCCGATCAAATACCCGATAAACTTTAGGTCGTCACTTGTGCGCCGCCAGTTTGCCGCGCTGTCGATTATTGCCTTTTGCACCCAAGTCGCATCAGTCATGTAGAAGTTCATAACCTTAGACCAATTGGCCTCTCCTAGCGTCAGCACACCTTGCATTTTTGTGCAGGACATTTTCGCTCGGACATCCTCAATCGGGATATTTTCTACGGTGTAACCAATTACCCAACGGTCAGTCTCGTAGGTCTCGCCTACAGCTACATCAGCGGGGAATTCATCCTCTGGCTGTTTGGCCCGAACCTCTTTTACAGGGGTAGTATCACGAAGTAATGACTGAAAGCGCGTATCATACTCAGGCTTTGCATTAGGCATTACATGGAAGACAAGGTTGCCTGTAAGAGTAGCATCCCCAATTCTTTTGGGGTAGCTGGTGTTGGGATTATCACGGCGAAGGTCTCCGAGCGTGTATGGAAATTGCTCTACCTCTCCGCTTGGTGTTGTTTTTACGAGTAGCATGTTATCTCCTTAATTGGTTGAGTATTGATAGATGGTGTCTGTGTCAGGACCGACAATATACATTTTAGTGCCAGCATTGTTAAATGCTAACCCGGAGGGTGAAGTCTCTTGAGAAGAAACACTAAAGCTAACACTATCGTAAGACGCGGTACTTAGGTCAAAAGCCGTAGATAGGCTGTATTGGTAGACGGCGTCTGTGCCGCTACCCATCACGTACATCTTAGTGCCGTCAGGATTTATGTCTAGGTCGTAAGGTATTGCGTCCTGACCAGACACATCAAAAGAAACACTATCGTAAGACGCTGTACTTAAATCAAACCCAGTGGAAAGGCTGTATTGGTAGATAGCATCAGTGTTAAGCCCAATCATGAACATCTTAGTGCCGTCAGTGTTAAACACAATCTCTGACGCTTGGACGTCTTGACCAGAAATATTAAAGCTAACACTGTCGTAAGAAATGGTGCTTAGGTCAAAAGCCGTAGATAGGCTGTATTGATAAACTGCATCGTTGCTAATACCAGCCATATACAATTTAGAGCCGTCAGTGTTAAACGCCACCCCACGGGCGGTCGTGTCTTGAGTAGAGAAGTTAAAAGAAACACTATCGTAAGACGCAGTGCTTAGGTCAAACCCAGTAGAAAGGCTGTATTGGTAAACGGTGTCAGAGTTACCAAGCATATACATCTTCGTACCGTCGTTATTGAATAACACAGTTAAGGGAACACTTTCTTGAGCAGACACACTAAACGAAACGCTATCATAACTCGCATTGGCTATATCTGGATTGGTCCAAGATACCACAGCGGGTTCTTCGGTAGAGTATTGGTAGATGGTGTCTGTGCCTACGCTGGAAATATACATTTTTGCGCCATTGCCAGCAAAGGTAAATCCAATACCGATTGTGCTTTGACTTGAAACACTAAAAGATAAGCTGCTATAAGAAGCTGAAGAAACGTCCCATGCAGCGCTAAGGTCGTACTCAAAAACTGTTTTGTTGGTGAAGCCAAGTATCCAAAATTTTGTTCCAGTTGGGTTAAAGTATAGACCTGTTGGGGTGTTGTCTTGTAACGCCACGCTAAAGTTTTGCACATATGAAGAAGTGGAAACATTCCAAGCCGTAGAGAGGTCGTATTCGTTGATGTCATCCCCAGTAGCGCCTATCAAATACATTTTTGTACCGTCAGGTTTAATCCACATGTCTCGTAAGGAACCTACCTGAGCAGAGGCATCGAAAGCAACGCTATCGTAAGATAATGTAGAAATGTCCCAAGCCGTAGATAGTGAATACTGATAGATAATTGCTTCAATGTTTACGACATAAACCTTTAACCCATCTCCTCTAAAGAACATGCCGTAGGTGTTGCCACCAACCCCAGCAGGTGCGCTTTGAGAATAAGATGCTGTCGAGATGTCAAAAGCAGTGGTTAGACCGTATTCAAAAATGTCATCAGAATTAATTCCGTACATAAACAGCTTCATTCCGTTTTCGCTAAACTGAATGTCAGTAGGACCACCATCTTGAGCAGAAACATCCAACGAAACGCTATCATAACTCGCGTTGGCTATATCTGGGTCAGTCCAAACAACACCACTAGTAGTAGCATTGATAACAAACCCCATAGCAAAGTTGTAATTACCGTAGTCCGCTGACGCCGTTATGGTCCTATCTGTAGCCCCATCGTTTTGAATTTCGTAGTAGGACTTCATTTTGTTGCCGTCGGGTTCTGAGTTAAAAACCTCAGCATCCCAAAAGGTTTCATCAACAAACGGGGTATTTATATACGCTCTTATCATACCAAAAACAATGGCAGGTGCAGCAGCGACATTCATTGCCTGCTGAGGAGGCTCAGTATTTAACGACCCAGACGCATTGAGGCTGCTTACGGTGACTGTGAAGACGCTGGTAGAAGGCCTAAAGACGTGCATGGTTTTGAGATTCCAACTGCTAGTGCCCATACCTGTAACAGTACTACCCGCATCACCAATTTGTAGCAATTTATACGAAACGGACGTATCGAACGTGTCGGATTCTTCGTATATTCCTGTCCACCCAGAAGGATAAACGTTCGTTGGGCCAACTGTTGAGTCAAAAAGAACTGCAATATCACCCACCTGCGCAGTTGCAGGGATTACGATTGTGGCTGAGTCTGTGGACGTGCTGTCTGCAACGTGAGTGTAAGATATGGCGTCAGCAGAAACACCAGCCGCCGCCATTTGCATCATGCGTGCTATATTACTCATGCCATGTCCTGACCAGCAAGAAACACGTTAAAAGACGCGCCAGCGTCAACAGTCTCTAACACATAGACGTTTGTTTTACCATTTGCGGGGGCATCGGGAATTACTTCTTTGGCGTACCTGAAAGTTGCACCTGAAAGTGTTACAGTAATCGCTGCTGAAGGAGTTACCTTAAACGTCAAAGCGTAAGCTATGCCAGACGCAGGTGCGTTGCTGAAGGTGTAGGTTGCATTTGAAGAAGGAGCATCAGAAAACACGTTGCCAGTGGAAAGGTCTAAGTCACTTGATGTAATGGTTCCAACGGTTTCTTGGTAAATTTTAGCGTTAACAAAACCAGTTGCCGTGACATCAGCAAGAGTTGGGCTGTCGTTAGGCTGCACCGCTGTATCAGCCGTAGAACCCTGTGCTGCCGTTGCATAATCCGACCCATCAAACGCCTTAACCGCTGCAAGGTTTGTCACCTCGCTATCCATAAGAGCGCCCGCTGCCGTGACGTTATCGGTGTCAGTAACATCGGCAAGGGCTTCAATGGCGTCTAACTTTGTGTTATCACCTGAAGTAAAATTAACTTCAGTTAGTCCACCATCCCCTACTGAATAGGTTGTGTTGGTGTCAGTTGCATCTATCGTGCCACCCGCCGAAATAGTAATGTTCGTTCCAGCGGTAAGGGCTGAAACTACGTTATCGGTGTCAGTAACATCTGCAAGAGCTTCAATGGCGTCTAGCTTAGATTCATCAGTAGTAAGAAAGCTGGCTGTTGTGTTGGCAAGGACCGCTGTGTAGGCTTGTACGTCAACGCCCGGCTCTAGGTCAAGGCTAACTTGCGCAGCGCCCACATCCAGCAGGTCCGAAAGGTTGTTACCTCTGAGCAAGCAACCAGCCAAACCGCTTGAGCTTCCACCTTGCACGCCAATGGTGTACTCCCTAAACTCCGTTAAGGTCGTGCCGCCCGTGTTCGTTGCGGTTTCGCCAATGATCCACCAGCCGAAGAATGTAGCGTTTCTCAGGCGTTCGTTTAGGACGTAATCCTCTATCAACAAACCCGCGCGGGCCAATACGATGTTGGCATAGTTGCCTTGGCCGTATTGAATGGCAAACTGTCCGTTGCTAAATCTGTAGAGCCTATGAGCAACAAAGGTACCGGAACCCAAGGCCGTGATGCTACCCGCGTTGTCCCAGAACCTGACGAGGTCAGTCTGGTTTTCTGCCGCAATAGCGGATCGTTCTAGTAAGTCGTAAGTAGCGTTGGCTACTGCGTCGAGGCTTATTAGGTTCGGATTGTGAATGTCGCCCGTGCCGCCAAACTCTGTAATAGTACCTGCGCCCACGTCAAAGCCCAAGTCTCCGGCCCTGCCCGTGACGATTTGACCGCCCTTAAAGGGTACGCCCTGTGCAACCAAGGCTTGGTAAATGTCCCGAATGCTGTTTGCGTAATGACCGATTGGGTTGTTAAAATATTCAAATCCAAGAATGGTTTCCGCGACCGTGTCAATTGAAATACGCATGGTAAACATCTTGCGCAATTTGTCTTGCCGCGTAGGGATGCTGGTTTGCTGTTGTAGGTTGCCCGCGTTATCAATGTAGACGTAAGTTGATGGTGCGGTTAAGGTTGCAACCGTGATGCCTGTTGCGCCTGCGTATGCAATCGCAAAATAGCCTTGGTCGCTGTAGATTTCACCGTTGACTGCGGGCTGGGCAAAGGTCGTGCCACCTACCACTACTGTAGATACATAAGTGCTTGTGAAGCCTGTCCCACGCGCACGCAACAGGGCGGAGTCAGCACCATCTACAAAGGTTTGTAGGTTTGTAGTATCAACAACATTAAGGTTAGTATTGTCGATTGTCATATTGTCAATAGCAAAGTTTGGGGTAGAGCCACTAACTACGCTTTGGTCAAGGGCTTTAACATCTACAATTGATGTCAATTCTGAATCCATCAACGCGCCCGCGTCAGTTACATTTCCTGTAGTAGTTAAGTCTGCAATAGCTACAATTTCACTGCTGCTATTTTTTGAGTAAAATTTTTTATCGGTTAAGTTGACAGCAATTTCCCCTATAGAGAGGTCACCCACCAAGGGTACTTTATCTGCAACTGAAGATTTCTTTGGTATAATAAGTGTTGCCATTGGGCAATCTCCTTTTAATGTTTTAGTAAGTTCCACCGTCAATAATTACATCTTGTAATTCGTACCCACCCATGCTCCAAGCGTCTGTTGATTCATCCCAAACAAAAGAGACATTAGCAAGAGTACCACGCTCAATTTCAAAACCAGCGTTCTGGCTAGGTGTACCTACCTCATCTGAATTGAGAAGGATAACTGCATCACCAATATTTACTTCGTTTGAGTTTACAGTAGTAGTTGTACCGTTAATAATCAAATTGCCAGAGATAATAGCATTACCACCAACGTTCAAATTTTCACCAATACCGACACCGCCTGTTACAACTAAGGCCCCAGAATCATCTGTGACTGATGTGTTAGCATTTGTGATAAGCATAGAGTTTGGGGTAGATGCACCACGAACCATTACTGTAGAAAGTGTATCTGCCTCTGCTGTCAAGTAAGCTTGAAGATCGCTGATTTGGGATTCAGTAATAGACAAAGCTGTCTGATCAAAGGTGTGAGTAATAGTAGAGGCGGCTGCTTGGTCAAGGGTAAAGGTGCCACCCCCTGAAAAACCGTTTCCAGAAGTAGCAAGTGTAATAATTGAGTTGTTAGCTGAAGCGGGTTTAGAGCTAAGATCGTTGTAAGAGCCTGAGGTAGCTACTGTAGCAAAACCTGCTTCGGCAGGTGATTGGTTATTGAACTTTAAAGCACCAGCATCCCAAGCGAGCAAATCGTTATCAGCAATAGAAGAAATAGTTACGTCTGAAAGATCTCCCACGCTTATAGTTTTACTTTCCCAGCGGTTAGCTGTAGAGTTGTAACCTAGAAAGTAATCTTCACCAAGGAAGTTAATTGAAACATCACTTAGATCATCAATAGCAACTTGAATGTTAGCATTAATATCACCAGCATCATACTCTTCAATAACGTTACCAGCACCGTCAGAGATAACAATAAACAGGTGGTTGTTAACACCAACGTAAACGGATGAGACACTATCTCCTTTAGAGCCTTGTCCCCCTGTTCTTGATAGAGACACTTCATATGTGTTGTTTAAAACTGAAATAGAATAAGTCATAGTTATACCTCCTCAGAAGGTGAGTAAAGCACTTCTACAAGACCGCGAAAGGGTTTCCATACTAGTTGGGAATCCCCCGCACCAGTATCACGTACCTCAACACCGATCCAACCATAAGTAGGCTTTTCTGGTGCAGGTTGAGTTGTCCAGTTGTCAATAAGAGTCTCTGGTACTACAATCTTAAATGAGTTGTCTGTTAAAACAGAGTCAATAATAGGTAGAGTAGTTACTTGACCACCAACCTTGGTTAGCAAAGGATAACCTTCTTCATCTAAGCTTTGTGTCATGTCGGCTTCAACTACTTTAGCTGTGATAGTATAGCCTGTAAGATTAGTTAGCCAGTTAAGTGTCAAGTCCATTTGGATTTGTTCGCCCTCAACAATAGACAAAAGTACTGCCCCGTTGTCTTTGATAAGGTCCTTACCCCGTGTATTAATTCTGGAACGTGCCATGTTAATATTTCCTTTATTCTTGTCGATCCTCAGATGGACTATTTTAAGTTATTTTATTAGAAGGTAGAGCCTTTAGCGGTTACCTTAGTCCCAGCACGAATTGGGTAGAGATATTCTACAGCGTACCGTAGACCATCAGACCAGTGCTCAACTCCTTCTTTCTTATCGATAGAGGCGATGTCTGGGTTACTCTCTGTCCAAGATGTTCTTTCAACAGAACGAATGGTATTAACACAACGAGGGTGGATTAACATATCAATCTCACCAAGTGCGTTCTTAAACTTCTTATTGACAGCAGCTACCGAATCAATAATAGGTGGTGCCTTACTATGTGCTCGTGTCTGTATCTTGTATGCTGGACTCTCAAGGATTTTGAAGTCGGTGATACCCACGGCAGCTGATGTCTTCCTTGCTCGACCACTTGGGTCAGGGTAGGAGATAATCTTGTGGTTCTTATATTTTGTTCTTAGCGCCTTAGCCAAGGCATACGTATCGGGGTGACCTTGCATTTCATCAAGGATCTGAATTTGATTACCTCGAATAGCAAAGATGATACTAGCCATGATACCGACGTTAAAGTCAATAGCTACGTGTACATCCTCATCACCATCAAAGTCTTGAAGGGTTGGATCAATGTGTTCTTTACGGTTAAAGGTATAGAATACGCTGTTACCAGAGTCTTCAAAGGAAGCCTTATATTCTCGTGCAAATTTGAGCGGGTCTAGTGTAGACTTAATACGGTCAATTTCTTCTGTGTCTAGGTAAGGTGAATCGTGATAAGTATAGGTGTAACTATTCCAATCATCATCGACCTCTTTACGGTTATACATTTCATAGAAGTAGTCATAGCCTTTAGGTGTGCTAATAATCAGTGCTCGACCGGGGTTAGCCCCATAACGTGCAGCATTCTTCCTTGACCAACGTGTTGATACACAGGGCTGAATAATACTCTCCCAAGACTCCTTGAGGTTCATACCAGCGCCCTTCCAAGATGTTACCTCATCGGCTACAACAAAGTATTGACCAGTACCACGCATACGCTCTGATGCTTCATAGGACCAGATCTTGAGTGTTACATTGTTAGGAAACCAGAAAGTACCAGCACTTCTTGAGGACTTAATAGCGTGTTCTGCCATACCAAGTTGGTAAGCAATTAGTGGGAAATAGATGTCTACGGCTTGACTATAAGTAGGGGCAATAACAGCCACGTTCTTGTTAGGTACATCAGGGGGTAAGGCTATCAGTTCATTAACAGCAATTGCAGCAGCAGTACCAGCCACATAAGACTTACCAAAGCCACGAGAAGCGTTCGCTACAAGATAGCGGCAGGTCTTAGCTACAAATAGGTCGTTAATGATATCTGACTGGCCTTCGTGCAATACAATATCTGTCATAATTCTTTAATCTTTCTTACTGGGCCTCAATATAAAGCCAATCTGTTGTTTCTCTTCCTCATAGGCGAGGGGTTGACCATCTGGACCTAACACTGAACTAAGCCAAACTTCAGGGTCTTCAACAAACATAGTCTCGGCATGTCGATGCACGTCCTGTGACCACATGTCTTCTTCTGGTTCTGTTATAAGCATTACTATACTTTCTAAATTACTTTGAAGGTTTGGCTCATGGGTGACACAATACGTTCATACACACCACACTCAACAGGAATAATCTCTGGGAAGTAGCTATAGGTTCCTGTAGGTAAATTTTCTGGAATAGTAATTTGCCAAGTAAAAGCACTAAAGTCATTTGATACAGGAGCATTGACAGAGGAGATTACATAGAATTGTGGCAGGGCAAGGGTGTTAGATGAGTGGTTAAAAAACCTTACATTAGTATCCATTTCACAACCAACATTACGGCGAATAACAGCAGTGAGTCTAATAGTGTCACCTCTTTTAACAGTAGGGTTGGCTACAATAACAGTACCTTTGTACTCAATAATCTGAGGAGCAAACCTGTCAATTTGTACTCGTAAGGCCCCAACCTCTGTAGCTAGGCTGTTAATATCACTAGGTACGTTTACCCAGTTAGGTGCTACAGTGTTTACAGTAAAAATAAACAACATGCCAGCAAGAGATAACACTGTGACTGTCTTAATAAAAAGATCCATCCAGTCCCGTATGCTTTTTATGTTGAAGCGTCTACTGTCTTTCATTTGAGCAATTATCTTATACTCGTCTTCTGGTGTCATGGTCATATGGTTTCCCCACTTTATTATTGTTTTGTCATACTCTTTTTAGGAGGGACGGGTGGTTAGTGTAATAGAGATAGGACTCTTAGTAGAGTTTTCTACTTCAGTCTTTTCAGGGATTCTCTTGTAACCATACTGCATAAGGTTGTTAATAAGGGTTGCCTTAGTAGCAATCAACTGGGCATAAGCACCAGAGCCTACTCTAACAAGGTTATTGTCTAGTACTCGGCAGATCTCTTCGTATTCATAGACCATACGTTCAATAGGGTCAAAGTTAAGCTCTTGTAGTTTATTAACTGACTCGTGGGAGTGGATGTTTTTAGATCCTTTGGGACGGCCTGAGCCAGTACGCTTACCACCACGAATACCGTCACCCTCACGCTTCTTATTACGGACACTCTCAGGGAGTTTGAAAGAGCCTTTAGGACGACCTCGACCACGCTTCTTGGTAGGGACATCTACTTCTTCCTTGGTTTCTTCTTGGGATAAATTTTCTTCATTTTTCTTACCTTCCATAATAAGACCTTCCTTACATCTTTTTCATTAGAAATTTTTTACTAAATGTTAACATAAGAATACCAGTACAACAACCTATTTTAAAGAAATCAATCAAGAATCTTAAGATTTGTTATAACTAAGGAACCTAAAAAAGTAGTTCCAGTCTGATCTTATTTAACACAGTAATATTGATAAAATTATTTTAATAATAACTATCACACAATACTCACACCTGAGGCCCTAAACAAGTGAATACTAAGCAAACACTTGGGTGGTGCTACCCCCGTCCTTAGGGATAGATACTATTACAATAATAATAGAGCCTTTAGACAGCTAACTTTACAAGGACATTATCGGGGGTAGACATACAGTTCCCCTTTCAAATGTCAGTAGGGGAGTGCATAACAGTGTTTGCTTAGTAATCACTTGCAGAGGCTCAGGCAGAGTCATTGCAGTTAGAGAGTCTACAGTTTTGTAAAGCTCTTATCATTAGTCGGCAGTATTTTTGTGTTTATTCTTTACCCTTATTTGTATAGAGATTATGAAGTCCCATAAAAAGCAAAAAAAAAATTATGGTCACCCAACCAACCCAACCAAAACACCCCAGAGGGCATTAAGGAAGGGTTGGTTGGGTTTTAATTTAGTCGCATAGCTTCTCAATAGTCTCTGTTTGAGTAAGTTCTTTTTCCTCCTGTAAGTAGGAGTTAATAATAAAGGCCGTTGTAAAACTTAATACAAATATAGTTAAGAGGTGATATATCTCAGTTCTCATAGTAGTTCTCCATTATTGTATGATGTTTATTCCTAACAGGATTGGTCACACCAACGATGTCCACAGGTATCACAAGAGGGGCCATAAGAGCAGTCACAGTTTTCCCCTACAGGATCACCATCACTATCTGTTTCTTCCTCACAATCTGAACAGTAAACTTTATTCTTATCTTCTTCCATCATAATTCAGCAAACTCGTCTAGAGCCTCCAGTATGCTATCAGAAAGTTTACTGTTTGAGGTTGCCGCCAACTTACGAATCTTCCTCACAAGAGACTCATAATCATCCAGCACAGAGGAGAGCCTTTTAGACTCATCAGAGAGTGACTGGCAAGACGCTTGTATGTTTTGTATGTCCTTGTTAAGCTTCATTAGAAAGAACCTCTTCCCATCTTGAATTACCAAACTCTATTGCATTACGGATTGCCTTAGCACCTTGCTGGGGTGTAGGATCAGAGTGAACAGCAAGGTTATTGAAACAAAGATCTAAGGCAGTCCCCTCTGTTAAGCTAGAAATAGACATTACAGCAGCCTCTAAAGACATGTCAGTCTTATTGATTGAGTTGATCCAACCACCAATACAACAGGCAGAACCACATTCTACTGTAGTCTCATCGGTGGGCGAGCAGAAACCCATGTCAAAGCCAAGGTCTAAGGTAGGGTCTTTATTATCCATACCATCAAGAATGACAGCAAGTTCTTCAAGGGTCGTGATTGGTTTCATATCAGCAATAAGCATTTTATTGTTCCTTTGAATCTGTAGTGTCTAAGTCTTCTGGGCTAACCTCTTTAGCAGTGATAATTGCAATTGCAGTCTCGTACCCAAGACGAATACAAGCACGTTTGTATGCCTCAGGCTCGTCTAATAGTTTAGGCTGAACACGCGCTAGCTGTTTAACAAACTGCTCAGTGCCTTGTTTTGCTTTTCGAATAGAGTCCATTTATTTATTTCCTTCCTTTGTATCTTAATCGGTTTCAATTTCAAAAGGGACAGACACCCACACACAGTCAGCAACGTTATTCTTTGTCTGGCAAGCATAATCCTCTGTGTGTTTGATCATAGTCACAAAAAAAATCGAAGCTATAACGCCACAAACGTATCCCAACCAAAAGCTATCACTACCCATCATTTATTTTCCTTCCAGCTAGAGTTAATAGTATCAATATTAGATACTTCTGCGCCATTCCAAACAGTATTACCATTAACAGCCACGTAAGAATCCTCAGGTTTAACCCAAGTGCCACTATAACCACAACGAACACGTTCCAAAGGGAAAGCCTCAAGTAGCTGTTTACAGGTGTTGATAGCATCTGACTTCACTGAGTGAAAACCATTAACAAACCCTGTGTCGTGATCCCAAGAGTGGTTATAGTCACACCCAATTTTTACTGCCTCAATAATACCTGATGACTTTCGGTCCCAGAAGTTTTCATCGCTATTCCAAGTGATGCCACCATAGAAGTCTAAGTGATTCCAAGCCGACCCAACATTCAAGCCGTACTCCCCTTCAAAGTTAGCAAACTGAGGCCAGCTCTCAGGGTACATAAGCTTGTTAGCATAGAGGTAGTAACACCAAGTACCGGGGTTTCCTTCAAAAGGGTGGGTGTGTACCATAGGGTCAAATTCCCTATAGCCGTGGTAACTCAAGGAGTAGGGGATACCGCCTTCCTTAAAACTCCAAGTGGTTGATCCTTCAAGTAGTTCTTCATAAGTTGCTTTAGACATTGTTTATTCCTTTTCAATAGTTGGTACAAGCACCCAAGTGCAGTCCGCAACGTTATTTTCTGTCTGGCAGTCGGACTCTAACTTATGGTCAGTGACTAACACAGAGAGAAACGCAAGTATACCACCAACAATAAGGCCAGTCCAAAAATTCATCTCTTCATTATCCATTGTTTATTCCTTTTTAAGAAGTGATCTAAGGTAGAATAGTCGCTTACGTTTGTCTTCTATGGAGACATAGGCACTGATCTCCCTAGTGAGTTTGCCAATCTCTAAGTGTTGTGAGTAGGTTACCCCAAACTCTTCCCTGTACTCCTTGTCGAGTTGTTCCTCATGTGCTTCCCTAGCGTCATCATAGTGTCCCATTAGCTGCCAACTTTCTCCCTTGGGAAATAACAATATCTTCAAGTAAGGCAACGTATTTACTTACAGCCTCCCCTAGATCATCATTACCATTTAGGATATTCATCTGCGAATAGTACTCAGACTTTATTGCTTCCATCTGAGTAGCTGTTATTTTTTTACGTGACATACTATTTATACCTTAACGAGTTTTGCTGAAGAGTAATCGATTACACCATCAATTTTGTTGTAAGTCATTTTGCACCAATAATTTTCCAATACAAAGTGCTTTGCGGCCTTTACTACAACCGGTTCCTTAACCTTAACACGGTAACAATACTCATTATGAAGTTCAGGTTTATAAGTTAGATCTAGCCAATCACCAGATGCACCAAGAAGAAGTTGAATAGTTTCTCCTTGGTGTGAAGCTAGAAGAATCTCAAATTTCTGTTCAGTTGTCATATCTCCCCAAGGGGTATAAGTAGGTGCCTTTACTGGAAGAAATCGATACGGTAGCCAGCCCCCGGATAACGTACCCCTATCATCAGTGATTTTAAGATAAGTTCCAAATTCATAATAGTTTATATCCTCAATAACGTACTCCTTACCTTTTGTAAAGTAAGGTGAGAAGCTTATTTCAGCTGGGTTTCGGATTACTTTATCACCAATTTCATAATTATGTGTGGTATTCATTTGTCTTCCCTATTTTTTTATGTTTGTTAACTTACAAGAGGCCAAGGTATGCAAGTTCTGCCTGTTGTTCCATCATCAACTAACATTTCATAGGTTATGTTTCCAATAGAGTTTAGAATGATTACCGTATCAGGTAGCATACCCTGTCTTCGTTCAAAGGTTATAAACAAGGTATTATGCTCCATTACATCAAGTGTTGGCTTGCCAACGTAATTCCTGAAGGACACCTCATACTTACAAGCTAGTGTTTCAATTACCTCAAGGTAACCGTCGCCTACATAGTATTCCATGATATTTCCATATTATTTATGTGTGTTTATCGATAACCGTAGGAAGTGTTTCTGAGATAGCCATAGTTACAGTAGAAACAGGGTAAAACCGGCTATTGCTCTTAACTCTAGGGTTAACAAAGCCATGGTAATCCTTAGCCCAGTTACGAACAATGGTTTCAACCTGATCTGAGGTAAGTTCCAACGATCTTGTTTCCACTTGGGTTGTTACAACAGAGCTTTTCACAATGATTTTCGTATTTTTTACGTTTGGTGCGTGATCAAGTTCAGTCTCTAAGGCATACAGCGAGCAAGACATGTCAGACCACTTAACATAGTAGCCCCTCATTTCAAAATTACCAACCACCTCACCAGACATACCATTACGCTTTGACATAATGTGTGTGCTGTTACCTACAACATAGTCACCTATTTTGAATTTGTGATCCTGTTTCCTTATAGTAGTAGTAGCCTTTTCAAAATTACTATAAAGTCCCTCTCGCTTAATACCTTTAGTATCTAAGAGAGTTAACCAGACACCCTCCACGAGGACAACATCAAAAGTCTTACTTCCCAACCAACAGTAGTCATTTAAATAAGGCTTACGAGAAACCTTGTCGCCTACTTTGAAAGTGTTTGTCATGTTAATCTCCATATATGATTTATGTTATTAAGAAAGTTGTTGTAGCAAAGATTTTAGCCGGACCAAGGCTGGAGTATTAGAGTCAGAGGTTAGTTTACGTACATCGTTATAGATAGTATGAAGCTGTGGAGCGATGCCCCCATAGATATGGTTGTGTAGAGCGTTTGTTGCGTGGGCCTGTTGGTGTGCCTTAGACCAGCCACCCTCAGAAGGGTCTGTATCATAAAGAATGCCAAGGGCAAGCTCTGTCTTCCACCGCTTTCCATAGCGACATTCATATTGTACAGTTGAGGACCTCGCTTGAATGTAAGGTCCTTCTTCTTCTAAATTAAGGTACACTTGACGCCCTGTGTAGGAGTCAATAACTATATCGGCGAGTTCTGATTTGGTGAGCATTATTAATTACGATCAGTTGTGAGTTCTTCCAAGTCAATGTTCAAGTCTACGTCAGGAATAATTGATTGTGGCTTCCAGATAATACGGCTGTGGTATACACTAACATCGGCTGTTTCAGTCTGCATAGCAAATTAGGTGACGTTATCTGAAATACCAAGGAAGTGCTTCTCAAATTCATTCTCGCCAGTCTTACAAGTGACCTCAAGACGACCGGAAATAGGCTGGATAGAACAGCGACCCTCAATAACAGCAATGTACTCATCAGTAATACCATTGTAGAACACAATTTTACGTTCAATCTCGAACATGTCGGCTGCTCGTGATAGGTTAGCCGAAGCCATTGAAGCATCATCAACACAGGCTGACAGGCTAAGAACACCCACAAGGGCGAAAATTGCAAGGAAGGATTTTTTAAATAGTGATTTCATAGTGTTACTCTCCTAGAGCTTTAGTTTGTGTGTTTGTGTTTAGGAATATTTTCAAGGTGTAACCATCATCTTGTAGGACGACACCTACGTTATGGCATTCATAGTTCATGTAGGTACGGTTAGTTTCAGTATTGTTGTGATCTCCGTGGTCAATAATCTCAACACGGTTTACCTTTGGAGTTATCATTCGTCCATAACCTCTCTCACATGTGTATAGCCATGCTTTTCAGTAAGGGGATCTCTCAGTACACTTTCTAAGCTATAGTGTGCATAGCCATCATTATTACTAACCCAGAACTCTTGTGGCTTAGCTGGTTCAACATACTCTTTATCCACACGGAAGGCAAGGATCGGGTCTATAGCGTGATTCCAGCTAAAGTTCTCCGCTCGGCCTTTAACAGGTTGGTTGTCATTGGTTAAAATAGTTTCAACGATAGTTTCTTTATGAACAGGGCGTTCCCCACCATTCCAGCAATGCCAGCTACCATCATTGTAGTTGGAGTTATTTTCTTCTACCTTTTCTACCCAAGGCCCCATAATGTCAAGGCTGGATAGACGAGTACTCCTACTCCAGTAATTTCCATTACTACGATAAGTGTAGTGACCTGACTTAAAGGGGTATTCTAGATCATAGTTATTACTATCAATCTCCATGCGTTTACCATTGCGGGTAATTCCAACATAGCCTACGTGCAGCTTTACTTTATTAGTCATTTAGAAACTCCTTTAAGTTGTGATGTGTGGATTGCCAAGTGTTTTAGTGAGCCTTTCAATCTGTCTCCAATTTAACCCGTTTAGCTCGTCCATCATAATGATAGGATAATATTTACCTTTATGACAGCTGTGGGCAGAAACAAGGTCAATCGAACCTCCACCCGGATACCTAACCGTGTGGTGCATCATACTACAAGTTGCCATTACTGTTGAACTGATATCCATAATTTGCTGAAATATGTATTGCATTTCCATGTGGTTGCCATAAATAAAGGTCACCTTCTTACCTTCACTTGCAAGTAAGCAAGCCTTTAATGCCAGCCGATGTGTGCGGCCATTTGCTCTGTCAATCATGTAGTTTCCTTATCTTTATTTTCATAGGTTTCTAGTATTGCGTCAGAAAGGTGTTCCATACTTGGCCAGTACTTAGCTGATAACTCACAAAGTTTCTTGATATCAGCAAGCTGCTTTTCAAGTTTTTGCTGCTTCATTCTTCAGACCTCCCTGAGTGTTGATTTGAGCTATCCCAACCAGCGTCAAAGGCTTCCCTAAGCCAGTCTTCAGCATCGTATTCATCCATACGATTTTCACAGTTACTTACTATGTCTTCTTTGTTGTTTTCAAACCATTCTTCAAAGCTCATTCCCAGTTACTCCAATTGTCGCGATCGTTGTCGTCGTCTTTGAAAGCCAAGGCAACAACAAAGGCCGCAGCTAAAGCTATTAAAATGTATTCCATTAAATTTCATCCCCAATGTACCAATCAGCAAAGTTAGATCGCAAGAACTCTGGCTTATGGATATTTTCGTTGTACCGAACCCAAAGGGAGATATCCCCTCCAAAGCCGTTATCAAAAAGAATATCAACAAGCATTTGAACAGTAGCACCACCACCAAGGAGATCATCAACAATAATAATATCATACACATCTAAGTTAAGCTCTGTGTCAAAGGAAAGACTAGTGACCTTCCCATCCTTTCTTACTTTAGTTGCAAAACCATCAACCTGAGGGAAGAACTTAGGTACAGAGCTATCCGCCCCAATAAAAAGAACGTTGTCAGTATTTACGGTAGGCAAGTCTCCAAGGATTTCTTTCTTAGTAAGGATGTCTGATTTAATATACCCTGTGCTTTCATGCTGGATAGAAAGGCAGACAATATCGAAAGAGTGAAGATAAGAGTAAATAGTACTTACAGGGAACTCATCCTTATCCCCTCTCATGTGGTCTACATAACCCTCCACATAGACTGTCTGTTTTCGGGCAGCACACCGTGAGCTTTGGCTTTTGTATAGTTGGAGTGCCATTAGTGACACAAAGGTTTTACTATCCAGTTGACGAACATGAATAGCGTCTTGAACAGCCAAATCAAGGAAGTTCTCGGTGTTGAGTTCGCCTTTGCCGCGCTTGTAGTAATTAAAAGTCTTCATCATATCATGTTTCTTTCTTTACTTCATTTAATTTATCTTCTAGCCAAGGTATCCAACATTGGAGGTGCCAACGTAACCCTGCAAAACGCATTTGACCTCCAACGTTATCCTGACCCTTGCCACAATAGGGACACAGTATAGCCATATATCAAAATACCTTCTTAAGATCACCACCAACAAAACGTCCGGTAAGAGATTTCTTACTTTGGTCTGTTTTAGGGTCTTTCTGAATGTTTACCCACTCACCATCAATCTCAACGGCAGTAGCTTTAAAGGCAAAACCCAACTCATCACGGGTAGTAAGCTGGTAGGTGTAGGCACCAATGCCAAAGACAAGGTTAAGTGGTGAGTAACCCCGTTCAACCATTGTATCAAGCATAGTGATAATCCGCTCTTGATTCATACCATCACCGTAGATCAGACCAATGTGTGAGTCAAGAACTTTAAGTCCGGCTGAGTCAAGAGTGTGACCAAAGACTTCATCAAGGATTCGGAGTGAACCTTTTTCTGCATCTGTTGGCTTGTGATTTGGAATATAAGCAACCCCACAGATAATCTCAACAGGATCACCTGAGTCAGGACGAATAACAACCTTACCTTCACGAGCCATGATACGATATTTCATGGAGGGGAGTGTCTCAGTAAGAACCTTAAAGTAATCCCAAGTGTCTGATACAATAGAAACAATACCAGAAGGATAGATGTCAAGGATCCGTGAGTAGGTTTCTTCTTCGGTGGCCTGACCACCAGCACACATAACAGAGTGTTCAGTAGCAGGAACAGAGAAGCCAGTAATCTCACCATAAACCTGCTCCATTTTACGGATAGCAGGAATAGTGTCAGAACCCTTAAAGTTAGCAAGGTGTCCACAACCAACCATAGCTGCGGCTTCATCACCCATCAGGCCACGGTAAGAGAAGTCGTGGCCCATGAAGTCAATAGCAGCAAGTTCTTCTTCAGAGTAGCCAACCATCTTTGCTTCAATAGATTTACGAATGTGCCAAGCACGGTTAGCTGCAGTTGTTACGCCCCAAACGTTTGCCAACATACTTGTTTCAATAAAGGCCGGAAGCCAAGCAAAGCGATCGTCTGTGTTTTCAATAGTTAGCAGGGGTGTTTGGAACTTAGCAATGGTCTTCTCAGGTACCGCACAGATAGTGATTGGTATCTTACCCAGCATCCAAAGGCCTTTCCAGTGAGAAACGTCGTTATCACCACCAAGGCGAGTGTCAAGGAACTTCTTGTACACTACAAGGTCATCATCAACCTGTTGTCCATTTAAGTTAAGAAAGTCCTCCGCCCAAGTTTGAAGCTTATCAATGAACAGGGAGTAGCCAAACCACTGGAACTCCTCTTTAGAAATGTTATCGTTGTAGTTGGCACCACGAGCAACAAGTACTGAGTGTACCTTGGTAACGTTATCAGGGTACTGTGCTTTGTGAGACACTTTATAAAAGTCAGCAGCGTACATTAGGTTGAAGTTAGTCATTGTTTTCCAATCATGTGGGGTTTGTTATTTATTTAAACGTAGAAGCCCATATCAACACGAGCTTTACTTTCCCGGAAAGAGTTATCAGGGTTCCCTAATTTTGCAACCCAATAAAGATCTAGGTCAGGTCTATAGGTATACGTCATTGAGCTTAGTGCCTCCTCTTTTGTTACAGAGTGCATACAGCCAACCTCCTCAAGGTCTCCACTACTATACTCAAGCTGGGCATAGGCTTTGTTGCAGGAAGTTACGCCAAGAACACAATGCTGATTGTTTACCCAACCCCAGTCTACAACAATTTCGTTAAAGTCTTTACGGTTACAAATGTAAGACTTTTCTATTGTACCCTCATAACTACCGTTTGCATGTATTAAGTTACTAGAACGTTTCGGGTGGTTGTTAAAACTTGATTCAAATAGCAAAGCCGTGTTTGGGTTTTCGCCGTTGTCAATCGAAAAAATTACAATGTTGTGCTGCAGCATTACCTTAGTTTCCTTATTGATGTTAGGTTAAACCATTACCGAGTGTACTGCTTTCAACTCTTCAATGAGTTTACCCAAATTATCCTTTGTAAAAAAGGGCGCGCGACGTTTTTCAAATTCCGCTCCAATTACCAACTCAATACAGCTATTTGTGCTGTTGGGTTTAATACTAATAAGTGCATTACCTTTTGTTCGGGAATCGATAGACTCCTTTACAAAACTATTAGTTACTGTTACTGTCTCTACAAATTTGCTTGTCATTGTTTTTTCTTCCTTTTTTACAGTTGCTCTTGAAATTACCTTGAATCCTTTAATTTGGGAGCTTAGCCCACCTGTGGTGTATCCCTTACTGAGATAAATCTCAGACCCGTTTGATTTCAAACCCTTAGCATCCTTCACATATTTAATACCACACTCGTGCTCAATAACATCACCAAGGTTTAAATTGAGTTCGTCAATGGTAAAGTATTCTTCTTCAGTGTATAGATTAAAATCTCTGTTAGGGTGCCAGTTATCCTGCTCAAGAAAATCATTTGTCAATGAAACTCTAGCGGATCCCGGATCAGTTTTAGTAATAAAACCTACATCACCTACACTGTTTTGAGAACTATCCCAAGAGTTTCCTGTCAAAATAACCTTGTCGCCTACCTTAAATTTATAATTTTCCATAGTAATTACTCCGTAAAAGTTAAAATAACCCAGTTACCACTTAGGTAATTGGCTTTGGCATTCAGTTTTAGTCTTATAAAACCTACTAAAATCTGTGATTCCGAAAATTTCTTTTCTAGATAGCTTTGGCTTAAGATCCCTTTTGATAGACTTCCTTGGTATAAGATTGTGAGACCAACCCCAAGTGTAGTAGTTACCTTCTTTGTCTTTGCTGAAAATAACGTGCATATCAAAACAAGTCCGGCTGAACAGCTTTGATACTGATGATTACATAGCGATGAAGCAAACCAAAGTTGATAGTTGGCTTCTTGTTGTCTTTCAGGATCTCCCACATTTCTTCTGTGATAATATCGTGGAAGGTTGTGTTGATAAGTCGTGGAATTAGCTTACTATGCCAAGGACCAACTTCATCTTCTATTTTAAGCTTGATCTTTTCTACACGAGCCGCTGTTGTGTACTTCTCAGCAATCAACTGCTCAATCATTTCATCTTTAATTTCTTTAGGCCCAAAGGCAATAGCATTGGCTTCTTTAAATAGGTTAGTGACAAGCTTGGCGTATGGGGTAGTCCCAAACTGGTTTAAAAACTCATAATTCTTAATCACAACACCTTCACCACAACCCTTACCATCCTCAATCTGGTAGGTGTTCTCTTCGGCACAACGTTCAAAGCGGGTGTAGTTTCCATTTGTAATGATAGCCATTGGTGGGATAATACAGATGTCTGAGCAACATACAGATTCAAGAACTGGTTGGAGTGCGCCTTTGTATTCCTCGTAAGTTAGGTAGCGGTTTTTATCTTGATCCCACACGTCAAAGATATAGAATTGACGCCAAGACTCTTCACGATAGGTTTTAAGTGAGTGTGGTACTAACCATTCACCATAAATATTCCAAGTAGGGAAGCTCATGACTAACTCTTTGGCTGTCGGGTGATCCTTCATGTGATTAAAGAAACCCGCGTTGTCAGCGCCTTCTGAAAGCTTCCGGCGACGTGATCCAGCACCAAGTGTCTGGTTTTCTTCATCCCAGAAGATAGAGGCGTTTGTCCCATCAAGCTTTGGGAAGACATAACAGGTGCCTACCTCAATACCTCGGACTTCTGATTTGTTTGCTCTTACCAGAGACATAAAACCAATATATTTCATTGTAAATTCCTTTGCTAATTATGCTTGCGTGTAAGAAGATTTTTCTAGGTGATCAATAACCTCTACATTTTCAGAGCCATCGTATTCTTCAATGCGCCACCAGCTACCCTCAGGTACATCAATGTGTGTTACATTAGCCCATCCACCCCAATACGCTTATGGGAAGGCTTCTTCCACTTCTACTTTTGAGGCACCTCGGTCATATAGCCCCACCAATACAGGGTCGTCACAACTCGGTGCATCGTTCCAGTCAGGACCAATACCCGCACCAAATCCCGGTGAGAATAGTACTCTTGTCATTAAGATTTCCCTTCTACAACTACCAACTTAACAACAATACTTTCCCAGAACGGGTTAACATTGAGTTTTACATTTGTTTCCCTGTTCCACTGAGCCTTGTAGTTGAAGGAGTTTGTGGCAGCGGACTTAGTGTTAAACACGCTAGTACCTCTACGACCTACAAACAAGGCACCGGTTTGTTTATTCTGAATTGCGTGGTATTTTGTAGTTTTTTCTTCAACAAGCTCTAGCTCAGATAATGAAGAAAAATTACCTAATGATGTATTATTTACCTGTGTTTTTGATACTCGAACCCCCCACCCTTCAGTAGAGGAGTCAATCTCTGTTACAAAGCCAACGAAGCCAACCTTATTAATTGAGAGGGAATGATTACGAATTAATTTTACTTTACTTCCAAGTACAATATTAGTCATTATACGTTTGTCCTTTGTTTGATTTCTTCAATGTGCATTGGTCTGAAATTAGTCTGCTCAACACATACACAAAAGTGGTCTGTAGTAGGAGAAGCCTCATCGTGAAAGTGGCCATGAACGTTAATTCCATTTTCTTGTCCGGTTCTCTCAACAATTTCCCTTTTAAAGACAGGTGCGTGGGAAAAGATAAAGGGGTATTCGGGATCTTTAAATACGCGCCAATACATAATTTTTTGAAACAACCTGTGTTGCTCAAAGAAACGGATGTCATCGTGATTGCCCACAATAAGTCGCTTCTTACCATTCAAACGTGGGTGGATGTCTTCAGCATAACTCTTACGGCTACCAAAGGTAACATCGCCAAGGTGATAAACCTTATCCTCTGGTTTGATTAGACTGTTCCAATTCTCAATTAACACCTCGTCCATCTGCTTTGTGTTATTGAAAGCAGCTTTTCGAGAAGAGGAATATTCCAGAATCTTGTTGTGTTGAAAATGTGTATCTGAAATAAACCAGATGTCATTTCTGAAGTTTGACAATAGTTTCTCCTTCATAATCTTCAAAACGGTTCTTCATTTTCTGGACGATTTCTTCCGGTACAGAGTGTGTGTTTCCAAAGTCATCATCCATACGGTAAACTTCTACATAGTAGCCAAGGGATTTAGCCAAGTGAACATAGTGGGCAAACTCCCATTTTTGAGTAAAGGTGTTAGAGATACACAGGT